GATAACGTCTGGAAACAGTGGGACAAAACAAGAGATCCTAAGTATAAAGATCGTTGGTTTAAACTTATAAAGGAGTGGGCTGATGGACGTAATAATATTACAAGACGAAATATATCATCTCTACCCAGTGACAAAAAGTTGGTTCATCGGGGTGACTTTACTAGAAACTATTGATCTTTTTAGTCTCTGTGATGTATTAAGAGATAAGTTAACAACTTATCTTAGTGATGCAAATAAATATGTAATGAACGATGGAAGTGGTTACTTCTTTGGTTGTATACAAAATTAAAACACCTATCCTAAAGAGGTATGAAAGGATAGGTTATTGTGGTGAGATAAAATCTCATACCACATTATTAACTTAATTTCAAACTTTTGTTAAAGGAGTACATGTAAATTTAAAAAATACATTGTATTCATTAACTTCTTTTTTACCTATTTCTTTCATTTTTTTCATAGATTCTTCATAACCAAACATTAAACAATCATAATGACTGTCAAATTTTTCAGGCCATTCGTAAGGTTCTAAACAAGTGCTAGCTACTTGAGAACAAATAATTATACCTAAAATAATTTTCATACTTGACAAATCTCCTTATAATCCTATATAGTCATTATAAATAAATGAAAGGAAGTCACATGACTGATATAACTAAATATAGAAATGTATCCCTAACACATGATACATATAAGACATTGATAAGTTTGTCGAAGGTATTATTGCCCGATGCAACATTATCGATCAGCAAAACCATAGAATCAATTGCAAATGAGAAAGCGAAGAAATTAAATGGAAAACTCAAAAAAAGTTAAGAAAGTATATGTTTGTCCTACCTGTAAAGGTAATGGTTACGTAAAAGTTGCATGCATTATTGAGAAAGAAGATATGATTCATCAATGCTGGGACTGTGAGTCACAGGGAGAGATATACGATTATGAAAATGAAGATTTGCCTGGAGAAGGGATGTCAATACATTAATGATTGATGAAGTTGACAAAGCTTATATTGCAGGACTCTTTGATGGAGAAGGTTCAATACACATAAGACGTGGTGTAGAGAAGAAGAAAAAACATAACAACAAACCGGGCTACCGGTTATCTAATTCTATGCGTATTAGTATGGAAATTACGATGACCGATAGATCAGTTTTAATGTGGGTACACGAAGTTTTAGGTTGTGGTACACTGACACCTAAGAGAGTAAAAGGAAATAGAGTTGATGGCACACCTTATCTTAAACAATATAGGTGGAGATGTACATTTAGAGACGCATACTATGTGTGCTGCCTTCTATGGCCATTTGCGCATACTAAATTACCTAAGATACAACAAGTGATAGAACATTATACCACTATTGCTGTTAAAGATAATGTAATATCATTAGAAGAATATAGGGAGGTACAAAAAAATGTTGGACAAGATAGTATATAATAGTTTGCATTTTATTATGAAGTGGGCTGGCACGTTAAATGCATGGGCTTGGCGTAAGCATGTAAAAATTATAGAAGAAAAACGTCAAAAAGAAAACGAAGAGTACGTAAAAGAGTTAAAAGATAAACTATGAAAAAAGAAAAGTTTGACGGAATAACTAGACCAAGTACCGATACGTATCGTAAGCGTTGGGACGAGATATTTAAACCTAAAACTTTGCATGAAGAACTTATGGAAGGTTTTGAGAAAGAAAAACAATTAGAAACAGAAGAGGAATAATGGTACACACACAACTAATAGGAAAAACTGTAGAAAAATTTATTAAAACAGTTGATGATAATTTTATTAAACCTAAGAAAAAAGAATATTATTCTTTATTAAAAGAATACAAATACTGTAGACAAGTTATAAAAAATATTAATTATAGAAAAAAAGTTAAACGTAAAAGTATATGTGAATGGCTTTGGGTTTGGGTATTATATTTTTGTGAAAAACCTGTAAGTGCTTTTAGAGTTATAAGAAATACTAAAAAAGATTCAGATTTTTTTGTAAATGAATATTGGATTCTTAAAACCGACCTTAGTAAAATTAGTAAATGTATTGATGAATTAGATGATACTCTGGATCAATTTGAATTGTTTCATTTAAGTATGAAAGAAATGGATAAAAGGTTCGAAGCTCTTGAAAAAGAAATAAGTAAGTATGAAAAAGTCAAATAAATACAACTATATACGTGGTAAACAGCTCACGGACCCCGGATCAGGGACCAGGGTTTATGACATAGATAATTCTAGACTTCCGTCAGTTACTACGATATTAAGCGCCACCAAAAACACAGAATTTTTAAAGAAATGGAAGGCCAAAGTTGGAGAACAAGAAGCAGAACGAATCAAAAATGTATCTAGTGCACGGGGGACATGCATGCACAAATTCCTGGAACATTATGTTCTCGGCACTGGCTGTGTTGATCTTACAGCAATCGGACAAGAGGCGCGTCCCATGGCCGACAAAATTATTGAGATTGGTCTTGCGCCAGTGGAAGAGTATTATGGCTCTGAAGTCATGCTACATTACCCGGGTCTATACGCAGGCAGCACGGATTTGGTATGTCTACACAATAACAAAGAAACTATTGTTGACTTCAAACAATCTAACCGTCCGAAAAGGGAAGAATGGATCGAAGATTATTATCTACAAATTGCCATGTACGCAATGGCCCACGACTACGTCTACGGCAGCAAAATTGAGCAAGGAGTTATCATGGTATGCACGCCTGACTTATATTATCAAGAATTCAAAACAGAAGGCGCTGACCTTCGAGCCTGGAAGCACAAGGCATTAAAAAGAATCGATATGTATAATGAACTTATGCATGACGAGAAAGAAAGAACAAAACCAATGAAAGCAGAAGATTTTAACAAAAAGGAGTAAATATGGGTATTACGAAAAGAAAAATGATGGAAGAGATGGATAGAGAAGACGAAAGAGCAAGGGAAGATAAAATAAAAAAATATTTACGTGATCCTGAATATCACACGGAAGAGATATTTAAATTATCAAATGTTATGTGTGAAGGTGGGTGTGGGGACTACTTGACAGTTCAAGATGAAGCGGCTGGTTGGGGTATGTGTAAAAGTTGTAAATTTGAGGATATGAAATAAATGAATTGTTGGCACTGCGGACATCAGTTGATATGGGGTGGTGACCACGATACCGAGGATAATGAGGATTATGATATAGTTAGTAATTTATCGTGTCCTGAGTGTCATGCGGCTGTTGACGTGTGGCACCCATCGGAGAAATTAATAGAGGAGTATAGAAAGTATGACGGATCAAACGAGGTGGGGAATCCACGAAGTACAGACGAAGAATAAGGCTATAAAATACAGACGAGACCTTGTTGCACGGGCCATGGAGCATGTGGTCAAGCTTGACGAAACAGGGATCACGGACCTGATGATACAGATTGAGGCAGAATATGAGCGAAAGTATGGCAAGAATAAGGCAGATAAGGTGATATTATAGCCAATGTATATGTATGTAAAAAAAAATAAAAAAAAAAATAAAAACTACTATAAAAAAAACGTCAATCTGTCACTTTGGCCTAGAAGTGTTGGTATATATGACTTTAGGGTAGACATATTCTTGTTAAAAAAAGTGTCACCTGACAGAATAATCTGTCACCTATGGCAGTATTTGGGTTTGCCTGCGCGCGCGCGATACAAAATTCTGGAAAAATTGATTTTTTTTAGATACATATACATAATATGAAATCCAGAAAAAAATCTAGAAGAATTGATTCTTACAACAAACCTAAGTTGGTCAAGCAGGCTGTCAAGTTTCCATACAAGCGTGTACGTATAGATTGGATTGACATCATTACTGAAGGCGGCTGGGGAAGTGTCAAAGAGTTTAAAGACATGAGACTAGCAACACCGGTAAGTGAAGGTTGGTTGTTTAGTAAAGATGATGAGACTGTAAGAATATTTGCAGGTTATGATGTTGATGATGACGGGTCTATTACTTTTTCTGAACGATCGGTTTTTCCAACTTCTTGTGTGAAGAAGATAACGAAGATTCATTAAGGTCTTCTGACTCACCTTCGACAGTCTTCATATTCAAAAGAGCGCTGTAATCTTCTAGTATTTTTGCTCGTTTCATTTTTAATTCTTCCTCTGACATTTCCTCTAATTTTCCTGTTTTTATTATTTTACGGTCTATATATAACCCTGCTGCTTTTCCACGATTTGTTTCAGCGTTTACAGCTGCTGAAAAAGAATTTTTTTTCAAAGCTTTGTCTTTAATCCTATCTAATTCTGCTATGTGTTTAGTGTATGTTACTTCGTGTTTTTGTAATCGTTCTTCATGTAATTTACCGATATACTGTACTACAAGCGGTGCGTGTCTTGGATTAGTTAACTCACTGCCTTCAACACGTGCTCTCTTAGCTGAATAGCCTGCCATCTCTGCTGCTTCTGATTTAGATAATGGTCCGTCAGGTCCACCAAATACCAATAACTCAGCAAATCTTTTTTGCATTTCTGTTAATCTTTTTGGAACTCCCATGTTGACTTTTTAAGGTAATAGTCCTATATTGTCAATAATGAAAGTAAATAGAACTACAGACGAAATTGTGTTATTAATAGAACAACACAAGAAAGAAATCTGGGAATATAAACAAAAAGAATCTGATTGGATTAAAACAAAAAATTTAGCAGATGGTTATAAAAAAGTTATTGAAGACATAAGTTCTAAACTTATTAATCAAAGTGAAATTATAAAACAATTAGAACAAGAAATTGAAAGACTTGTTGCGGAGAACAAAAAATGAGAGTAAGAGACCTACAACAATTTTTAGAATCTTTTACAGCTAGAGATAAGTCTGCATCGGGTCAAGGAAACGCGATTAGTGATGCTGTTATCTATGTAGAGGTAAGAGGACAATTACATGAAATTAAAAAAATGGAAGTACACGAGAACAGTCAAACTATATTTGGGTTAAAAAATAACCATCAATCTCATCGTCTTGTTATGAAAACAGGCGAGGCATCTAATATAATTATACCTGATAAATTGCGTACGCCGGGCGCGTAATGCGTGACTTGGTTACCTCAATAATGACATGGGTCCAGAGGCAAAATTTTACCAACAAATCAAAAGAAATCTTAAAGGATTTTCTTTCATTCGAATTGAAAACAGTAGCTTACTTGGGACTCCTGATCTATTGGTCTATAATACTTCTGGGCACTTTTGTACTGTAGAGCTGAAGGTAACTAGAGGTAATAAAGTTAAATTTTCTCCTCATCAAATTGCCTTCCACACACGTCATAATGAGAACACCTTTATCATGGTAAAGGCCCTTGGTCCTTGTACCCCTAATACTTCTCCAATATCCATGTACCATGGTCACCGGATCAGGGAGCTTGCTGCTTGTGGCTTGAAGCTTGACGCTTGTTACTCTGGCTGGGATGCTTGTCGCTTGGCGCTTGAAGCTTGAGGTTGGTTCGAAAGCTTGCCGCTTGAAGCTTGATGCTTGTGGCTTGCTGCTTGAAGCTTGAGGCCCGGACCCGGCGCACGCTCGCACTCACCGTCGTGAGCTTCTAAGCTAATGGCCTGATCCGATTTATTACGCTTGCGTAATTCTGTATAATATTTTGGATGTTTAAAAGTAAACGTCATAATCTTTAAATAAATTTTTAATCATATCCGCGAGCTGGTATTCATCACAGTATATATTATTTTTATTAGCTTTCAATATTGCTTCCAGCTCTTCAACTATTTCTTTTTTTGTTTTAGTGTTTTCCATATTCTATATTTTTAACGTTAGGGTCCCAGCATGCCCGGCAATCACCGCAGGCGTTGTCTTGATCAGGGGCTGGACATGTTCTAGATTTTGTTGAGACTGTCGACGTATTGGCCCAGCTCTTCACTGGTCCTTGGTCCACCATCGGTGAAGAGAACCGCACAACTAGATTCGCTGGCGCTGCCTCCATATGGTCCTTTATCCATGCTTCACGTGTTGGCATCCAGTGACGCTTTGAAGGTGTCAGTCTACAGACTTCAAATATTTTATTTAAATGATCTAGATCTTGAACGTCGCCGCTGTCGTGCCATCTAAAGACATCAGGCTTTTTTGAATTGATTAACGTTGCCATTGCTTCAACCCATTGCGGGTGAGCTATTGCCTTCAGGCGCTTATACTGAGCGGCTTGTACAACAGCGAAAACATAACAACCTTTTTCAGCGTAACAACCTGAACAAACTGAGTTAGGTATTAATTTTAATTTATTGCCAGTCTTGCATTCAGCCGCTGGTATACCAATTGACCAGCCGGGCATCTTTGACGGTTTACTTAGACCTCCAACCAGGGTCCATGCTTCACTTGTTTTCATACTTCTTTCTCCTTTAGTTTATAGGATACAATAACATTATAATTTAATCTTGTCAAGCTTGCAGCTTGGCGCTTGCAGCTTGCGGCTTGGTGCTTGTAGCTTGGTCCTTGATCCAGGAGCCATCGCCAGTGCTGCAGGTAAACGCGGGCCATTGCTGGCCCGGGTTGTCTACTCATTTCAAGTATCCAATCTCTTTCAGGTAGTCATAGGCATCATCCATCGTGGATCTAAAATGCTCAGTCCTGTATTCAGCTGGACAGTCTTCATCAGCCTGGCAGCACATAGCTGCCAGGTGAGCTGCAAGTATTTTTTCTTTATCAGTCATTTTTTATAATATCCCTTCTCTTCAATAAGATCACAGATAGCTTTGAACTCAGCCGGGCCGTCGTGTTGATCAGGATCCCAGCCCTTGGCGTTGATCTTACACCACTTTAAAATTTCTTTTAATTTTTCTTTATCAGTCATCCTTTCTGTCCTCCATATATTTTCTTGATCTTTCCTGATCTTCCTTCACCATTTTGATGATCTCTTCCAGGGCGTTTGCTACTCTGTTTAGCTGCTCACCAGCTTCGTATATTTTTATTTTACTCATATGTTTTATTCCTTTCTAAATACATCCTACACTATCCCTGAGCCATTGTCAAGCGCTGCTTGCAGCTTGAGGCTTGGCGCTTCAGGTTTCTCTTCTTTAGAATGATTTTTAGAATCATTCTAAAGTGGCAATTCATATTACCATCCGCGCCCCTTGATCAGAGGACCCGGCGCGGGCTGGTGGTACACCCA